TAATCGGACTTGATCCAAAATATAAGTATGGTTTAAACGCATTATCAAATATTAATATGAAATTAGAAAATGAGTATATAAATATATATAAGTTTACATCAGAATCAACCTATAATGCTACAGATTTTTCAAATCATAATATTCTCACAGAAAATAAAATACATATAACACGTAAGGATAAACAAAATATTAAAGCAAAAAACGGTACATCGGTTGTAATGCGAATTGGTATTTGAATATGTATATAATAAAAATTAATATAAACATAATAAAAATTAATATAAACATAATAAAAATAATAAGTTTATATAATGAACATAGACAGAATATTTATTATTAATTTGGAACATAGAACCGATAGAAAAACAAAAATTACAAGCGAACTTAAACGTCTCGAAATAAATAATTACGAATTTTTTAAAGCTATAAAACCAACAGAAGAAGCTATAATTAAATGGAATCCGAATTTTTTAAATCCAATGCCTGTGTGGTTTAATGGGGATGCGTCTAAATACAAAATAGGATCATTGGGTTGTATGTTAAGTCACTTGGAAATAATAAAGCAATGTATAGCAAAAAAATATAAAAATGTATTAATATTAGAAGATGATACTATATTTTGTATAAATACTGGTTTCACATTTGATAATGTATTATCTTCGTTAAAACCCCAAATAACAAATTTAAATTTTGGACTATTATATTTTGCAGGCAATCATATAAATACACAACCTCAACAAATCAGTAATAATATTATAAAGGTAAATGGTTCTTACACAACTGGTAGTTATATTATAAATGAATCAGTAATGGAATATATAGTACAAAATATACAAGGTTACAACAGAGAAGTTGATGTGTATTATGCGAATGTAATACAAAAACTATATCCGTGTTATTGTACAATTCCACATCTGACAAAACAAGATGCAGGGTATTCAGATATAGTTCATGCAAATGTTTCGTATAACCTATAAAATTACAAAAATGGTTATAATATTTTTTAGGGTGTTAGTTATAGTCTAATGTTATTAGACTAAAATTAGAATATAGAACATCGATTATACTATGTAGCATCATAAAATACTCTTTTAGTATCAAAATGTAACATGTCTTTTTTAAAATCATCATGTAAATAATAACCAATAGCATGATCTTCTATGACTTTATTAGATATTTCGTTTTTTTTCGTAATTAAATACTGTACAGCTGTAAAATGTAACAAATAAAAACGCCCATTACAATATGTTGTAGCCTCTAATACTAAATTTTTAGGTAAACAATCATGAACTGTATGGTATTCACTAATATGCGTTGGAACTGTTACTTTAAATCCACCATAACACGGTATAGGGGTCTTATCATTTAGTAATTTAGTAATAGTATTAAAAAAATCATAGAGTATTAATGATTGATCATCATCTGTTTTAAAAATATATTTATAATTGAATCGTTCATTAATCGCATGAAAAGAATTAATCACTTTGGTTGGAAGACTGTTATAATCATCAGCAGTATTAACATATAATATTCGTTCTGATTCATCGATAAAAAAATCAACCTTTTTATTTTCACATATACGTTTATCACCGATTACGTGATAATATTTTATATTATTTGGTAACATGGTTAACCAGGTATTTTTTTGCCAAATAGCTTTGCTTCTATATTTTATACAATTCATTATTAACAAAATATAGTCACATTTATACTTCATTGTATATTTGATATATATATATTTAAATATATATTTAAATATTTATATTATGTACGGGTTTTATATAAATCTAGAACATAGAATCGATAGAAGAGAACATGTTGAAAACATGAAAGAGCAAATTCCATTTTTTAAAGATATACATCGTATGGAGGCTGTTTTAAATATTCGAGGTGACATAGGTTGTTCAATGTCACATATTAAATGCTTAACAGAATTAAAAAAGAAGAAGAATGACCATTATTTAATAATTGAAGACGATTTTTTTATATTTAATATTGTTAATTTTAATAGTTTTATAAAAGAGTTTGATAAAATAAAAACCGACGACGATTGGGATATTATAACATTAACCCCTAGAGGCGACACTAAAGAGAAAAATTATAAAAATAACTTTCATAGAATAATAAATAATCAGACTACAACCGGATATATAATAAAGCATAGATTTATTGACACATTAATCAGTGTATATAAAAATGGTGTTATAAATTTATTAAAAAATAATAGTCCTGGAGTTTTCGCACTTGATCAATGTTGGAAACCATTACAATTACAAAGCAATTTTATATATTATAGTAAAATTTATGGTGGTCAATTACCGTGTTATTCTGATATTGAAAATAAAGTAGTAGATTATAATCAGCGATTTTTAGACCAATTAAAGTATTAAGGTATAAATAATATATATATATATATATATATATATATATATATAAATGATAATTGTTACAGGTGCTAGTAATAACCATTATCATACATTAAAACAGTTTATAGTCAGTGTAATAAAATTTGCTACTGTAGATATTGAATTAATTGTTTATGATTTAGGTATTGAACCATCAAACTATAATAATTTAAAATTATTATATGATAATCAAGTATCTATAAGTTTTACACCTTTGGACATTTAAAACGTCACTTATTTTGAGATATGGATCACTAGTCTATCTTCTTTATCAAGACTTGATGGTAAGAAATAATGATTTGTCATTCTATCTTTAACTATTTTTAAAATATTTTCAGTATTTATTTCTTCCCAATTACATATTTCAGTACCTTTATTTGGTCCTTTGCCAAACAATCTAACATCATCTACAATAATAATTGCTTCATCTTTATGACTTGATATTATACGAGTTAGCTCTTCGTATAAAGGAGAATCTTTTATCCCCCTTCCTGTATTTCCCGCACTCCAATGTCCGTCTAAAAATATTATGAATTTACCAGTAATAATTGGTAATATGTCATTAAGTACTTCTCCACTATCTCCAAGGTAGAAGTTTATCTTATCTCCATTATATTGATTTTTTATGTTTTCATAAAATTCTTTTTTTATTTCTATGGTATATAAATTTGAAAAATATTGTTCCATATGTAAAATAGTCTGTCCCCAAAATGTTCCAGTTTCTATAAAATTTGGATAATTTTTATAATCAATTCGTAAGGTTTTCAAAAAATCTAAATCAACACAAGGCATTTAAAGTTGTATATTATTTTTTTTTAATAAATTAAACGCAACACAATTGTACAATTCGGCGTTTTAAATGTCCAAAGGTGTAAAACATTTGATTATACAAAATATCCTTCGTGGTATAATATAAATATTAACGCTGGCGAGTATGCGTGGAAATCTGCAATTATATATGAAACTTATTTGGAACATGTAGATTCTGTTATACTGTGGATGGATGCTGGAAATATAATAACATCACCATTAACTCCATTAATAGACTTTATTACAATAAATGGTATTCATACAGGTGTAACAAGTGGAGATATACAGCTTTGGACTCATCAAAAAACAATAGACTATATGAAACCAGCAAAATTAAATATGCCTAATAGAAATGGAGCTGCTATTGGTTTTAATTGTAAAATACAATGGGTTAAAGATTTTTTAACCGAATATTATAATTGTTGTAGAGATAAAAATTGTATTGCACCTGAAGGTAGTTCTAGAATGAATCATCGTCAAGACCAATCAGTATTAACAATATTATTTTATAAATATATTGAAAAATATAAATTTGAAAACCATACAAACAACATATGGAATATATTTACAATTTATACAATCCACAATGATATAGATTAAAATCTGATCTATTACTATTTAACGAGTTATTTACACATATTAATATTTTTATAAATTATCTTTATATTATAAAAAATTATACTTCTATTTTATTCCATGATTCTGGAAATAGGTCATTTGTTTTCTTATTTCCTTGTGCCGGTCCAAACCATTTACTAGGATATGTTACTATTTTACTTGAATTTTGATTAAAATATGCTCCCCACCAACTGAAACTACTATTTGCTATAATATTATGATGACACAAAGACATTAATAATAATTGTTCATAATCAACAATTGTTGTATCAATCGGAATAAATGTAAGGTTTTCAAATTCTCTTTGTAAGGTCTTGATATTATTATCAACTATTTCTTTATCTTGTTCTTCATAAAAATATAATAATTTCCAATCATTTCTCTCTACGGTTTTAATAATATGATGCATTGCCGATGTATAATAAGAAACATTCATTACAGGATGGTGTTCCTGTAGATTTTTATAGTCCCCAATTCGAAAGTGGAGAGAAATTATATTATTAAAGTCATACATTTCAATATATTTATTTCTTATATATTCTTTCTGTTCATTTAATTTAATGAAGCGAAATATATCTTCCTCCTTCTCTTGAAAATATTTATACGATTGAAAATAACCAAAGAATTTAAATGTTTTATTAATTAAATTGAATGGTGTAATTGTATTATAATGAAAGTCCGGTTCTTTATACAATGGTATATTACGGTCTTGTATTGTTTTCAAAAAAGGTTTTAATGACGAAAAGAAGTTTTCCCAATAAAATGGTCTGTCAATTCTAGTATTATTTTTATTTTGAAAATAAAACGGTACTTTATATGTCAAACAGTATGCAATTAAATTAAATATTTGAAATAATTGGTTTCCTATTCCTCCCATAACTTCAATAGTAATCATTATATAATAATTTATCAATATTGTTTTTAAATATTATTATCTAATGTTCAGTTGTCAAGGCTTTACCAGCAATCATACCCAACATACACCCAATAAATATACCCAATAAATATACCCAATGAATTTACATAGATAGGCATATCATCTGCATCTGCATTCGTATAATTTGATATGTCCATTATTATATTTATTATTGTTTCATTGTTTCATTGTTTCATTGTTTCATTGTTTCATTGTTTCATTGTTTCATTGTTTCATTGTTTCATTGTTTCATCATTTCATCATTTCATCATTTCATCATTTCATCATATCATCAATTAAAGCATCTAAATCATAATTTAATTTCCATCCTAATTTCTCTCTAGCTTTCGTTGCATCACCTAATAGTAAATCTACTTCACAAGGTCTAAAATATTTTTCATCTATTCTAACTACTATATCTCCTGTATATCTATCGGCACCCGTTTCATCTAATCCTTCTCCATTCCATTCTAGTTCTACACCCACTTTAAGAAAACATTTTTCAATAAATTCACGGACACTTGTTGTAGTTCCTGTAGCCAATACATAATCATCTGGTTTGTCTTGTTGCAACATAAGCCACATTCCATTTACATAGTCTTTTGAATGACCCCAATCACGTTTACTATCTATATTACCTAATAATAAATACGGTATTTTCATCATCTTAATATCTTTAATTCCATTAATAATTTTTGCTGTGACGAAGTTTGCTCCCCTTCTGGGTGATTCATGGTTGAATAAAATCCCGTTACAAGCATGTAGGCCATAACCATCTCTATAATTTTTCACTAAAAAGTGACTATATACTTTGGCACATGCATAAGGAGATTGAGGATTAAATGGGGTTAATTCCGTTTGGGGTGTTTCTAACACCTCTCCATACATCTCGCTTGTTCCTGCTTGATAAAATCTGATTTTTTGTCGAATATCTTCAGGAAATGTTCTAATAATTTCTAATAACTTAAGCGTTCCGATTCCATCAACCAATGATGTATATTCAGGTATTTCAAACGAAATTTTTACGTGGCTTTGTGCTGCTAAATTATAAATCTCTAGAACCTCAAATCCAGAGTTTTCCTGTATAATTTTATGAATAATATTTGTCAAAGAAGAACCATCAGTTAAATCACCATATTCCAGATTAAGTTTACTTCGTATATGATCTAATCGAGTTGATGTATATACTAACGAGGTTCGTCTGACAATTCCATAAATTTTATATCCTTTTTCAATTAATAATTCAGCCATATATGATCCATCTTGCCCAGTAATTCCAGTAATGAATGCTATTTTAGTCATTATTAATAATTATAATTGATTCTTATTTAAATATTTATTATATCTTTTATTATTATATATAATGGAAAAGTATTCTCAACTTTGTATTAATTATGAAAAGACTCTATTGGAAAATTGTCGCAAATTAAAATCAGAAAATGTAGACTGTATATTGTTAGAAGACCTATATAAAGATTGTCTAAAATTTAAACATAAAAAAGAGAAAACAACTGAAAACATAAAAATAAGCCACACTGAAATAATTGATATAATAATATTATCATCTAATAGATAAATGTCCGAAATAAGTGGATTACAACGACCAAACCGAAAAATGTATTCGATTACTATCTATTTTTTCTGCAAAAAACTATACTTAAAAAAAATTGATCTGAATTTCTAGTAAACTGGTATAAGTATTATAAGTAAAATATTCGATATGAATCAAGAATCAGACAGTATGTGTACCTGTTACGATATGTACGAGAATGCGACTAGAGAAGTTAGACCGGTCAGTGAATTTAATATAGGATATGCAATTTCTGATAAAGATATGAAACTCGATGTAGTTAAGAATTTCTATGAAGATGAAAGCTGCCGAATGGCTCAGTATGGTTCTACGAGCTGGGGGATGCGTGGACACTATCTATATAGACGGAATGATGGTAAGTGTTTTGTTATTGTCATTAAGCTTGGTGAAATTCAGGATTGTAATGAGATTAGTTGGGAGAAAGTTAAAGCAATGTACAGCTGGTCAAATGATGATGATGAATGGAAACCAATCGAAGGAATTGATGGTGATTTCACGATAGCTGAAGGTGCTGGAAAAGAACCCGAAGAGACAACACCACTTGCTCGTTCTCAAACTATGTCGACTTCAGTTGGTGTTGATCCATTCATGATAGCTGAAAACGCTGGAAAAGAACCCGAAGAGACAACACCACTTGCTCGTTCTCAAACTATGTCGACTTCAGTTTGTGTTGATCCATTCATGATAGCTGAAAACGCTGGAACAGAACCCGGAAATATATTGAAACCCTTACCACTTGTTCGTTCTCAAGGTATTACGTCGGACTTATTTGAATCATTGTTCAAAATAGAAAAATAGAAAAATAGAAAAATAGAAAAATAGAAAAATAGAAAAATAGAAAAATAGAAAAATAGAAAAATAGAAAAATAGAAAAATAGAAAAATAGAAAAATAGAAAAATAGAAAAATAGAAAACAAATAAAAACATAATTACATTGTTTTTATTTTTTTATTTGTTTAAAAATCAGTAGTCATATCAAAGACATCTGTGTCTTTGGTCTTATCAGCCAAAGCATACTCTGCAACTCGTTTTTCGAAAAAATTAGTCTTCCCTTCAATACTAATCATTTCCATAAAATCAAATTGATTCTTGGCATTATAAATTTTATCATATCCAAGTTGAACAGATAATCTGTCTGCAACAAATTCAATATATTGACACATTAAATCACTATTCATTCCAATTAAACGACACGGTAAAGCCTCACAAATAAACTCCTTTTCAATTTCAACAGCCTCCCTTATAATATCCATTACTTTAGATTTACCTAATTTTTTATTTAATTTACTATATAATAGAACAGCAAACTCAGTATGGAGAGCCTCGTCTCTAGAAATCAATTCATTAGAGAATGTTAATCCAGGCATTAATCCACGTTTTTTAAGCCAGAAAATGGAACAAAAAGCCCCGGAAAAAAAAATACCCTCTATACAAGCAAACGCAATGAGACGCGTAGCAAATGAACTTCTTTTATCATTAATCCATTTAATAGACCAATCAGCCTTCTTTTTAATACAAGGGAAATTGTCAATAGCGTTGAATAGTGTCGCTTTTTCCTCGCGATCTTTAATATATGTATCAATTAATAAACTATATGTTTCACTTTGACACGTTAAAATACCATTAAATATACCTCGATGTTTTAATGGTTCATTAAAACAATAAGTAGCCTCGCTTTCAGATATTTTTTGAATATCAACTATTTTAATTCTACTAGATTTATTAATTGTACTATGTAATCTATCACAATAAACGAGTTTTAATCTTTTTGGCGAGAATCCTAAATCTATGAGAATATTAACATATGTACCAGTGATATATAATACATGACATTCTTTACAGTTATAATACGCAGATTCTCCAGATCCGTCATTTTTTGGCATTAATCGCATTTCTTCTTTATGGTTTAATTTTATATTACTTTGGATACCTAGAGTTGATAACATTAATTGTACGTCCTGTAAAAATTTTAAATTTATAGATACAGCCTGAATAGAAGTTGAATCCTTTGTTTTATTCAGATTAATACATCCATCAGCGTCTACAAAACCTTCTAGCCATCTAAGTCTAACATCTTTATCATAATTTATAGGTACTACAAATTTATCCTTATTAATATATTTTGTTACATAAAATCCAATTCTATTACTATGATCTTGGTATGAATTATATTTAAAGTAAGGTAATAATTCTTTTTTGTTATCATATAAATAAATAATTGGATATTTATTACAATAACTACCATCTCCACAAAAAAATCCATGCATATATGGGTTTAAAAATTCATCTTTATTTGTAAATTCAATAAAAGGTGTCTCATACTTCTCAATAATATTTCCAACAATTAAATTAGTCGTTTCTATTTCTTGACATTTGCATCTTTCGGGATGCAATGGATTGCCTGTCTGAATTAACCATTTATGACCTGGAGAGCAATTTAATTCCATACCATTTGATAAAGAAACTTTATATATTGACTGATCGCTAGTATATTTAATATCTACTTTAGAAAACTCCTCACCATTCCATACGTTTACATTTTTATTTTCCAAATCTTTTATCTCATAATATCCAGTATCTGTCAATATTTTCGTTTCACCAGTAACACAATGAATATTTTCCATAGCTATTTGAAAGCCATAAAATGCTCTTGCTTCCGATAATTGAACCTCACTCATAAATCTTGAAGCCAAATTTTCCAATACAATTCCATCAGATGCTGCAAAAAATGCCAGAATCATAGATATAAAATATCTTTCCTGATTAGTTAAGCTTTCCCAATGAGCAGTATCTTTTGATAAATCAATTTCTTCGGCACGCCAAAAACATTCAACCTGTTTTTTGTACATTTGCCATATCTCTTGGTCTTGTAATGGAAACATAACATATCTATTATTGTTTTCCTGAAGTAATGGTTCTATTTGCGTTTTGGACATCCTAAATATTATAGACTTAGATTTTTATATCTTTTATATTTATAGTTTTGTCTACATCATGTAAACAATTTATTTGTTAAAATAATCAATAATGTAGCGCGATTGTAGATAAATAGAGTAGTCTGTAAATATAAAAAATCTTGTAGATTATATATAAGATGGAATTAGCTTTAAGAGATAAGAAAATTTTTCAAATGAAGTCTGAATTAGAAAATAGAAAAAGGTTATTATGTACAAAAAGACATCAATTAATTAAAAGTAAAAAGGAAAATAGTTTGTTAGGAGTGGTTCTAGAGGATTATGAAAAGTATAATAAACATGTAATAGGTGAAAAGGAGAGAAAAGCAGCCTTTTTACATATGTTACACTCTTATATCGAAAAAATTTCACATGATTTAAATTTGACAGATAGTAAATTAAAAGAATCTAAGGACGAACAGAGAGATATTATGAAAGAAATATCTTATCTCAGAGATGAAATAGATGATTTAGTAAAAAGTTGAAGATTCTGACATAATTTCTAATTCTATTATAGATGAGTAAAACAGATACTTCTATAAAGGATATTGAAGAATTATTAAAACAGCGAAGAATTGATATTGATTCTATGGAGGATGCAACAAAGAGTACTAGAGAGAAATTAAAATTAATTAATAAAAAAATGAAAGTTGAAGAAGAAAGTTTAATAGAATTAATGGTGGAAATAACCGAGAGTCAACAATATGTATCTTCAATGGATTCTATTAAATTATCACGTGACAATAAAGCATTGGAGAAAAAGATAGAAACGGTGCTAGATAATTTGCGTAAAATTAGAAATTCTTTAGCAGGTATTATTAGAAAAAGATAAATATTTATTTTATAAGAATAGTATATAATGGCTTCTTCTTCTTCTTCTTCTGTAGGTGATGACTGGCAAAATACATTAACTAAAATGACAAATTTAACAGAACTATCTTCAGCAGTGTCCGCTGGTGTTATTAATTTAAATAATAAACGTGGAGTATTTGTACAAACCTTACAGAATATTACAAAAAAGCTTTCAGAGATTCAAAGTAAAATTGATCATATTAAAAATGAGGGTAATACTGCCATTAAAAGTTGCAGAGAAGCTATTAAACAAGCTGACCCTGCTCAGAGTGCGGTTATTGATAAAATAAAGACAGATATTGCAAATATGATAGATGTGACTGTAGTAGAGCAAAATATTAAAGCAACCCAAGATATGGTTTCAACATTAGCTGGTGTAACTGGTGCTACTAGTCTTCCACGTGGTCCTCCTGGTGGTCCTCCAGGTGGTCCTCCAGGTGGTCCTCCAGGTGGTCCTCCAGGTGGTCCTCCTAGTGGTCCTTTTGGTTTGTCAGTGGGTGGTTACACATACGGAAAATCCAGAAACAAAGGAAAGGGTCGCAGAAAGCGCACCAAGAAATCTCGCAAAAAGAGATCTGGAAAAAAATAAATTATAATCTAATAAATAATATTTATTTTTATAAATAATATTTATTTTAATCCCAAACTGAAGTTAATACAACAATCATTGGGAAAGTTGCCATTTATTTCTCTTTGTTGTAGATTTTGTAATTTTGACATATTCGTAATTCTTTTCTTTCTAATTTCTCTCCATTTTCTTTGAATCAACCGTAACCAGTGTGTTTTTATAATAGCTGCTGAATAATTATCAAAGACAGTATCGCCAACTGTAACCATAACAGGTTCAATTATTTGAATTTCATATTGTTTTGGATTATTAATAATATTTTCATAGTTTCTTATTATCGGATGATATATTGTGTCAATAGACAGTTCGTATTTTATTATATCTAATGATTTAATTGCCATAGAATTAGTATATTTTAAGTCATTGTTAATATTATTTAATTCGTTATAAAAATCATCAACATTAATTGAATAATTAATAATATGATGTCCATAGACATGATGTTTATTTTTATCATTATGAAATCCATGTCTATATGGACTATATAGTTCAACTATTGCTAGTTTAAATTTAGGATTAATATTTATCCTACTCATTATAATTAATATCTATTTTGTATTATTATTATTGATCAATTTTTTCTAGTAATACTATATAAGATGGGTAAATCGTTTACTTTAAAAATTCCTAAAATGGATAAACTTTTAAATGACAAACATGTATTATATACTGTATTTGTTATTGCTATATTGAATCTACTTGGTTATTTGATGGTTAAAAATGTAGAAGCTGTTATATTTTTCCTTATTATCGGATTTTTAACTACATACTTTAGTAAAAATATGATCATAGTATTAATAATCACTATTATATCCACATCTATTTTTGCTTCCTCAAGAACAGCATATAGTCAAGATTCAGTAAATAAAGAAGGAATGTCTACACAAAGATCCGCATCCAAAGAGAAATTAAAGGAGAATGTTAAAGAGAAATCAAAGACTAATACAAAATCTCCACCAATTGATGAAGTTTCTGATTCAAAAGTATCTACAATATCGGGTAAAACAAAAAACAGAGTAGATTACGCAGGAACACTTGAAGAGGCATATAGCAACTTACAAAAGCATGTAGGCGAGGGTGGAATTGAAGGCTTAACCGCCCAAACTTCAACTTTATTATCCCAACAAAAACAATTAATGGACAATATTACTAATATGCAGCCATTTTTAAAGACTGCTGAAAGTTTTATGCAAAATATGGATATGAGTAGTTTAGACGGTATTACTGGTATGCTTAGTAAATTAACTGGAAAAACTGAAGAAGATTTAAAGTAAAGTAACTTGTATTCAAAATACTGAATAATATATATTATTTTCATTCATTAATATATATCATGGGTAAATGTCCACCAGGTGTAATATGTTTTGAAAATTTTACATTTACATTTGTTATTATAGCTGTAAGTATATTAGTTTATATTATTTATGCGCGTCAAACAAGTGTTAATATTCAATTAAAAGAAACACAAATAGAAAATAGAAATGGTCTATTTACTAGACCTAACTATTCTTTTTCTAATATGGAAGATGATGTGTTAATGAATCCTTATGCTCCACCATTAAAAGATGATCGTGTTATTCAATCACAAGATATTAGAGGAGGAATACCTATTAATATTAATACTAGAGCAGTTGACACCAACTACAGACAAGTAGGTATATTGAAACGGTTAAATGGGTCAGAAATGGTTTTAGCTTTAATGGGAAGACCATTATATGTTGGTCGGGATAAATGGCAATATTATACAATGAGTGACAATAACAACTCTATAAAATTACCTGTATCCTTCAAGTCTCGAAGTTGCACAAATGAATATGGATGTGATGAAATTTCCAATGGTGATACAGTATATGTTGACGGTATTGATGCTACGTTTCAAGCAACTCTATATGATAATGCTACTATGAGATACCTTCCGTTTCTTTAAATAGTATAGTTTCTTGTTCTTGTATGAGGATTATTTTTATTTTTATCATATTGTATTTGATTATTTCTACATGCAATCTTACAAAATGCATTATCGCTATACATTAAAATAGGAACATTAATATGTCTTGAACAATACCCACATTTAAAGGTCTTAATATTTATTGATTGTTTTTTTAATAATTCATTTGATTCCATCTTACCATCTTTATTACAGTATTTTCTCTCTGCTTTGTATATTTCTATCTCCATATCCATATCAACATCCATATTTCTAGTTGATGGAATCATATACTTTAATTCATCAATACTATCAAAAGTTGTAGATAAATATTGTTTAATATGGAAATAACAATTAAATATTATATTTAACATCACAATTAAATTACCTTTATATTATATTATATTTTCTTAGTAATATTATAATATTAATCAATTTTAATTAAATATTATTAATTAAATAATTTTTATACATACTTATTTTTATTTTTTATACATATATGACCTTCTTCTGCTAATTTATACTCTTTTTCTGGATAATAATTATCACCAACAATAACTAAAAATTTAGGAGTATTCGCATTACTAATATATTCTTTTATCAGTGACTTGTTTTATAGGAATTTGGTCTGGGTCTATACCATCTTTATATTTATTCCAACAACCAAATACTATAAATGATTCCGATTTTAAGGACATATAATATTAAACATATTAATTTCCAATATTGGAAAGTACATTAATAGTCTGTTTTGCCGTCTGTTTTGCATAATCTCTCACTATTACTTCACTATCATGTGGAACAAAAATACTAACATCTACTCTTTTTATTGAACCGTCAAAATCTTTTTCATTTATTTGTAATTCAATATTTTCAGTAGGAACCGGAGGGGTTCCTAGAGGAGGAGGGGTTCCTAGAGGAGGAGGGGTTCCTAGAGGAGGAGGGGTTCCTAGAGCAGGATTTTTTACATTTATACAATTAACTTCTGCACTAGTTTTATCTCTATATGTTCCACATTCTACAAATTTTTTAAATTCTATAAATGAAATATTGTATATATCGTTTACTGGTAATGAATTTCCGGGGTTTTTTGGGTCCATCTCCCCAATTGTAGAAACAATATTTGCAAATATTAAATTATATGCGCTTCCTGTAAAATATGCGCTCCGATTAGTTATATTAATAGGTATGCCAAATAATCTCCTTATTTTTATACCATTAGGTGTTTTTGCAGTTAATAATTTAATAAAACCCAATTGGTTAAATCGTCCATCAGTAGGTGATTTATACTCATCATATAATTGTGCTAATTCTAATTCCGTGAATGGAATTTCAGGAATATTTGGAGAATTGTGAGTGGCTCCTGGATTAAGAGTTCCAATAGAAGGAGAAGGAGAAGAACTAGAAGAACTAGAAGAACTAGAAGAACTAGAAGAACTAGAAGAACGAGAAGAAGGAGGAGTTCCAAAAGAAGGAGAAGAACTAGAAGAACTAGAAGAACGAGAAGAAGGAGGAGTTCCAAAAGAAGGAGAACGAGAATTAATAGGAGTTCCAAAAGAAGGAGAACGAGAATTAATAGGAGTTCCAAAAGAAGGAGAAGAACTAGAAGAACTAGAAGAACGAGAAGAAGGAGAAGAACTAGAAGAACTAGAAGAACTAGAAGAACTAGAAGAACGAGAAGAAGGAGGAGTTCCAAAAGAAGGAAGAGAATCAGTACTAGAAGAAGAAGGAGAACGAGAATGAATAGGAGTTACAAAAGGAAGAGTACCAGCAGGAGAAGAAGGAGGAGCAGTAGATCCATCAGGAGGAAGAGTTCCAAAAGGATTAGAAGAAGAAGAAGAAGAAGGAGAACGAGAATGAATAGGAGTTACAAAAGGAAGAGTACCAGCAGGAGAAGAAGGAGGAGCAGTAGATCCATCAGGAGGAAGAGAATCAGTACTAGAAGAAGGAGAACGAGAATTAATAGGAGAATTTTCAAAAGGAAAAGGAGAAAGAGAACGAGTAGGAG